TATAAGGCACGCCCGTGAGGACAAGGCGTTTTTTATACAAAAATTTGTGAGGATTGAGGACAAGGACGCGCCCGACCCGATGGTACTGTTTAGGCTCTGGCCGAAGCAAAAAGAGGCGCTGGAGGCCTTCGAGAAGCACAAATTAACCATCGTCCTAAAGGCCCGGCAGTTGGGTTTGTCCTGGCTGGCGCTGGCGTTCGCGGTGCACGGGCTGGTGTTCCAGCCGGGGTACTCAGTGGTGGCGCTCTCCAAGAGAGAGGATGAGGCAAAAGAATTAGTAAGGCGGGTCAAGCTCATTTTAGAGTATCTCCCGCCTTTTATTATTAGAAAAAAAGACAAGAACCTGCCGGAAAACTACCGGGGACCGACCTGGGACGCTACTACAACCTACGTCTCAGTGTATCATCCGGACTCCAAGGTTCCGGCGATGTTTACTAGTTTTACCAGTTCACCCGACAGTGCGCGGAGTTTTACCGCGTCACTGGTTATTTTGGATGAGTGGGCGTTCCAGATGTACGCCCAGGAGATATGGGCGGCGGCTTACCCGGTCATAAATAGGCCGACCGGGGGCAAGGTTATAGGCATTTCGACCGCGAAGATAGGGTCGTTTTTCGAGGATGTCTGGCGGGGAGCCATGAAGGGGACGAATAAATTCCATCCGGTCTTCTTGCCCTGGTACTCGGACCCTCGGAGGACACAGCAGTGGTACGAGGACTCTAAGGCGGCACTGCCCGCCTCGTACTTGCAGGAGTACCCCTGCGTAGCCAAGGGAACGCTTGTGGGAACCGATTATGGATTGATTCCCATAGAGGAAGTTGAACCGGGAATGAAGACAGCTCTGGGGGTAGTAAAAGCCCGTCTCGATAAAGGGGAAAAGCAGGTTGTCGAAGTCCTAACAGCGGCAAAGCGCAGACTTATTGTTACCCCAGAGCACAGGATTTCTACGCCGACTGGGTACATAGAGGCTCAGTGCCTAGGAGAGCAGGACAAGGTTTGCCTGCAAGTTCCGCAAGTAGCCTTGGAGCCTTATGTTGCGAAATGGAGCACGTCTCCTGTATGCCAATGCAGCATAGAGGTTACGCAGGAAATCGGGCGCTTCCTTGGGTATTTCATGGGGGACGGTTCATTTATGACTACCATAAATAACGGAAGTACCGTCGATTTCGCGTGTGATATTCGCGACCAGGATGTCGTAGAAGATATAGCAACTTTGTGTAGCGATATAAGTGGCTTGAATGTTTCGCGACGGGTTACGGGGTCCAAGGGTGGATGCTGTAATCTGCGGTCAAATGGAAACGAATGGTTTAAAATCCTCTGGCACCTGGGAGCGCTAAAACAGCATGAAAATAAAGGCCGCTATGTTCGTAATGTTTGCGTCCCTGAGTGCATCAAGCGAAGTCCGCGCCCCGTTATCGCTGAGTTCTTGAAGGGGCTTTTCGAGGCCGACGGATGTGTTTATGAGTACGCAACCAATATACAGCTTTTTTCTCGATATGAGGAGTTCCTTCGCGATGTTCAACTGCTCTTATTTGTATTCGGGATACATTCGAGTATTCAAACCCAAGACAAGAAACATCCGGATGGACACACTTATATAGGCAGGGTGCTCAAGATTCCCAAGATGGATGCCCAGAAGTTTGTGCAAGAGATTGGCTTTTTGTCCGCGCGCAAGAAAGCAAAGTGTGAGGGTAAAATTGCTGCTCAGCGGAGACTAAAAGGCGTCGCAGATTTCACCGACAAAGTGGCTAGCGTTACTCCTTGCGGTACGACTGAGGTTTACGACCTTGTTATCGAGGGAGAGCATCATGCCTTCGATGCCAATGGAATACTGGTTCATAACTGTTCCCCCGATGAGGCGTTCAGCTCAGGGTCGGCGACGGCCTTTCCGGAATTTAACCCCGAGCTGCACGTCTGCGAGCCCTTTAGAATACCGGAACACTGGCGCAGATGGATAAGCGTAGACAATGGCTACGACCACCCGTTCGCGTGGCTCTGGTATGCGGTGGACGAGGACGGAAATGTGTATGTTTATCGTGAGTTTTCCAGGTCCAGGGATGACCCCAAAATACTGTATAGCGACCAGGCGACCAGTGTCGTGGAGTTTAATTCTGCGGCATCGTTGGATGACAACGGAAACTTGACCGTTGGACAAGAATATTTGGATTTTTGTGTTGCCGGACTGGATGCCTGGAACACGCATCACCGGGACATCACCGGCAAGACCCTTATAGATTACTACAGGGATGGGGGGCTGCAGATAGGGTTCAGGAGGGCGATTGTAGACCGCAGGCTGAGGAAGGCGGTCGTGCACGAATACCTTAAGACAATCGAGGACGAGGATGGCACCAGGAGGTCTAAGCTCAAGATTTTTAATACCTGCAAGCATCTCCTGGAGACGCTGCCGAAGCTGCCCAAAGACAACCATGACCCAGAAAAAGTGGCTGACTGCTCGATTGACAACCAGTATGACTCTCTGAGTTATGGCCTGGTTGCTTACCATGTGGATAAATCAATCGGGCTAACTGCGGAGACCCCGATGATACGGGCTCACAAGGACGCCATTGCCCGTAGAAATACCAGGAAAATCAGGGCGAGGGCATATCGCTAGGAAAGGGGGAGAGAAGAATGAAATGTCAAATAATGGAACAGCCGATTAAGAGTGTTTTTTGTGACTCTTATAGCTGCAGGAACAGGGCGGCATGGAGGATTGGCAACCCGGATGGACCGGGGCAGTTATTCATGCAGCTATGCCATGATTGCGCCGCCTCTCTGATTGAAAGCGGGAAGGCGCTGGGGCTGGGAGCCGAGGTTTTTGCTTGTGAACATTGTAACAAGGAGTTCGATAACGAAAAATCCTGCAAAATGCACTCTATTCGCTGTCCTGAGCGCAAAGAGGAGGGAGCGTAGTTGGGAATTTTAGATGCACTGGGAATTGGCAAAAAAAGAGAACAGTCCCCAGAGCTCCCTAGTCCCGAGTGGGAAGGAGGGGGCATGGGGGCATCAGCGCAGGAGGGACCCATGGGGGCACAGATGCCCAGAGATGACCCCTATGCCACTGCGAGCGCTAAAGAAATGATTGACTTCGTCGAAAAAGAGTTCGAGCGAAGGCAGAAAGAAAGAGTTCCTTTTGAGCTCCAATGGAGGCTTAATATAGCTTTTATGGAGGGCAACCAGTACGTTCAGATTAACGAAGTAGCTCAGACCTTAGATAGAGTTCCCGAGGAATTTTGGTGGGAGGAGCGAGAGGTCTTTAACCATATAGCTCCTAACATCGAGGCGAGACAAGCTCGACTTGGGAAAATGCGCCCGGTACTTAAAGCCAGGGCAGGAAGTTCTGAGAAGTCGGATATCAGGGCAACTAAGGTAAGCACTCAGTTGCTCTCTTCAATACAGCACGACCAAAAAATCAGGGACAAATTACATGAAGTAATACGCTGGCTGGAAGTAACTGGGACGGTCTGTATAAAGAGCATCTGGAACCCGGATGCAGGGCCGCTGGTGCCTCAAATAGACCCGGAGACCGGGGAGCCCATGATAAACCCTGAGACTGGCCAGCCGGTTCTTATGCGGGAGGGCGACCTGGAAGTAGTAGTTTGTCCTGCGCCCGAGATATTTCCGGACAGTCCGTTCAGTCAAAAAATAGCCGACAATCGAAGTATTATCCATGCCAAGATATACCCGGTTGACACAATCAAGGAGATTTGGGGTGTAAGCGTAACGCCCGAAGAAACCAAGGCAGTAAGGCTCCAGGCGCTGATGACTGGCGGAGGGTTCATAGGAAAGACCTACTCGACTGGAATGAACGAGTCCTTAAAGAGAGCGGCAATCGTAAAGGAATACCACGAGCGCCCGAGCAAGAAGTACCCACAGGGTAGGCAGATAGTGGTAGCGAATCACCAGCTGCTGTATTTTGGGCCACTGCCCTACAGGATAGACAAAGATGGCGAGCCAGGGCTGCCATTTGTCAAGATGAGCTGCGTTGAGCGTCCAGGTTTGTTCTGGGGCAGAACAATAGTCGAGAGGCTTATCCCAATACAGCGCAGATACAATGCCCTGAGAAACAGGAAAGCTGAGTACCTGGCAGCTTGCGCCGTCGGCGGCTGGGTAGTAGAGGAAAACAGCGTTGACCTGAGCGACCTGGAGGCAAACGGCGGGGCTCGCAACTATATATGCCAGTATCGCGCCGGGACTCAGCCGCCCAGAAGAGCTGACAACGCGCCGCTGCCCCCGGCTTTCGAGACCGAGGAACAGACCCT